GGGACAAAAAGACGATTACAAAAATATATAGAAGAACAAAAGAAATTATTTAAATCAATGACACCAGAACCAATGAGTTTCTATCCATGATTGAGCCTAGTAAAAAACAGTTAGAACTTGAAGCTAGTATCTCAAGCATCTCAGCCTATAACAAGATCAGTAAACAAAACAAAAACATAGAGAAGGGCAGGGAGTCCGAGAACTATTATGCTCGCAACATCATAGAGTCAGGACTACAGAAGTTAAGCAAAGCAATACAAGATCATATAGATGAAAGTCTTAGCGGTAAGGTAGGAGTCAAAGCTGTCTCTGCTTTGTTTCTTTCGCAGTTCCCAGACGTAGATGTAGTTGCCTTTATTGCTTTCAAAGTATTACTAGATAATGCTTCACAGTTAAAGACAACTGTATCTACTGCACTCAAGATAGGGCAGATGCTAGAAGATGAACTTAGGTTTACTAAGTTTGAAGAGCTAGACCCTAAACATTTTAAGAACATAAAGAAACATACCAGAGATACCAAGAACGAAGGCTACAAAAGAAACCTTATGGTCTATCACATGAACAGTAAAGGACATGAGTTTAAGACTTGGACAAGGGGTAATAAACTTAAGGTTGGGCTGAAGTTGATCGAGTTGATAATGATAAAAATTAATATGGTCAACCTAGTAAACAAGAAGGTAGGTAAAGCAACTACAAGTTATGTTGTCTTTACTGATAGGTTTATGAAGTATATAAGACAGGGTAGATCAAATAGAATTGCTGCCTTTCCTATCTACCTACCTTGTCTTGATGTACCTAGACCTTGGAAGTCGATTGACAATGGTGGTTACTTTACAGACAGACTAAAAACAAAAGCTATCAAGAGTTCTAATCAAGACTACCTAAACACACTACGAGGAGAAGACTTAACAACAAGTCTGAAAGCGTTAACTCTGGCGAGTCAGACAGCTTGGGGTGTAAATCAGTTTGTACTAGAAACTCTTGAATACTGTTGGGAGGAACGAATAGAGGTTGGTTCATTGATTGATAGGGAGCTTGCAGAACTGCCAACAAAACCACTCGATATAGATACCAATAAGCAAGCAAGAAAAGAGTGGAGATACTTAGCTTCTTTAATACATGATATGAACGCACAGAATATGGTCAAGCGTTATCAGATACTATCCATGATTGATACAGCAAAAAGATATTGTGATGAAAAATTTTATCACGTTTATCAATTTGATTTTACTGGTCGTATGTACCCACTAACTGCACACTTTCACCCACAAGGTAATGACATAGCAAGAGGGCTGCATAGATTCCATGAAGGTGCAGAGATAAAGACTAAACAAGACTTGAACTGGTTAGCCATAGCAGGTGCAAACCATTGGGGTATGAACAAACATACATACGAAGAAAGATTAGAGTGGGCTTACATAGAAGGAACTGATCTTGCAGAAGAAGTTTATAAAGACCCGATAGGTAATGTTGGTATATGGGGTAAAGCAAAAGAACCTTTCCAGTTTCTTGCTTGGTGTAAAGAGTGGTGTGAGTTTCAATGCGAAGGGTATGGTTATGTATCACATCATGTTTGCTGTCTTGATGGTACAAACAATGGCTATCAACACATAGCAGGTCTTATATCTAATCAACATCTAGCTAATAAAGTTAACCTACAAAATGTTAAACAACCTCAAGATTTATATAAACAAATACTTGATGTTCTCTTGATGCTACTGAAGTATGACAAGTCTGAACAAGCACCAATCTGGTATGCACAGAAAGATAAGTTGACAAGAAAGTTTATAAAAAAACCTGTGCTTATGATTCCTTATAACTCAACTACATTCGGCATAGCAAACTACATAGAAAAATACTTTGTAAATGAAAATGTTTTTATCGCAAAAAATTTTAAGAATAATTTTTATTTAGCAACCATGATTGAACAGGCAGTTAAGTATGTGACCCCAGAAAGTTATGAAGTATTGAAGTACTTGCAGACTACAGCGTTATGTTTCAATAAAGAGAATAAACCTATCTCTTGGCATACACCATCAGGGTTTCTTGTACAACAGAACTACTACAAGAATGATATTAAAAGAGTGAAGACTAAACTAAGTAACTCAAGTGTCAGGCTAAGTCTAGCTGAACCTGATACAACTAAGGTAGATAAACGCAGACAGGCACAGGGTTTTCCTAGTAATTATATACATAGTCTTGATGCTGCACATTGTCACATGAGTTTAGTAGAAGCAAGCAAGCATGAATTAAAAAACTTTTGTGTCATACATGATTGCTATGGAAGTCCAGCTAGTGAGCTTCAAAGGTTTATCGAATGTGTAAAGCAAAGTTTCTTTAACATTTATAGTGACAACAATTTAGATAATTTATACCACCAAACAACACAACAACTAAGTGATACGAGTAAGTTACCAGCAGCACTAGATATGGGAGACTATGACATTACAGATGTGTTGACAGCACCATATATATTTACATAGCAAGAGATCAAGGTATAGTTAGGGAACGTCTTTTATAGACGCAATAAAACGGAAACCAAACCAAGGTACAAACATGGAAGAACTAAAGCCTGAGACTATTAAAATAGTCACACCAAATCCTACTAACTTTAGGTATTCATATCTTGTAACCCCTGACGAGTACAAGGGTGTCAAGAAGTATAAAGCAGAGTGTCTTATCAAGAAAGGCATAATGATGAAAGATGAAATGGGTAGAGAAGTTGATGCAGTAGAACATATCTACTCACAGCTAGAAGACTTACTTGAAAGATGGAAAGTTTCATTAAAGGAATACTATCCAGATAGAAAGTTTACCCTTACCAAGAATAAGTTTGGCGAACCTGCACTACCTTATTACTTAGAAGATGAATACCTAGTCATCAAAACAAGTAAGAAAGCAGGTGGAGTAAAACAGAATGGTGATGTATGGACTAATCCACCTGTTACTTTCTGGGCTAACGAAGACCCTTTACGTCTAATGACAGACGAAGAAAAGAAAGAGTATGAAAAGATTAGTCCTATGACAGAAGGGCAAATGTCTATGAAGTGTAGTGGCTATGACGCAGGTGCTAATGGTGTCGGTATCAGATGCCAACCTTTACAAGTCATAGTTAGAAATCATGTTGAGTGGACAGGTAGCCCAGACTTTGAAGCAGCACCAAGTAGTTATGAAGAAAAAAGTACTGCGTCAACAGCAGCCGACTTCTAAATACAAGAGTAAATTTGAAAGTCAATTTGCTGACAACTTAACGAAAAAGAAAATTATCTTTACCTATGAAACTATCAGCATTGACTATGAAATCACTTGCACCTATCGCCCTGACTTTATCCTCAACAATTTTATTGTGGAAACAAAGGGCTACTTCTCAAAAGAAGATAGACGCAAGCATCTTGCAATTAAGGAGAAACGACCCGACCTAGATATAAGGTTCTGTTTTCAAAATAGCAGAACCAAACTATCTAAAGCCAAGAACTCTATCTCTTATGCCAAATGGTGTGAGAGACATGGGTTCCAATACTGCGACAAATTTATTCCTGATGATTGGTATGAAAAGCCAATACAAAAACAAAATAGTTTGCCCTGAGTGCGGTAAAAAAAACTGTGCTGTCTTTGATGATGGACACCACCATTGTTTCACTATGGACTGTGGCTACACCTACTACCCAAACAAAAAAGAAAAGAAAGTGACCACTAAGATTATTCCTATATACAAAGCAAACCCAAAGCTATTGAAGGTAACACCGATTGCTTTACTTAAACGTGGAATCACTAAGGAGACTTCAGAACTATTTGGTTATGGTATGTCTGAATACAGAGGGCAACCAGTACAGGTAGCTACATACAAAGATCAGAAAGGTAATGATGTTGCACAGCACATACGCTTTCAAGATAAGAAGTTTATATGGGTAGGTGATATGTCAAAGGTACAGCTATGGGGTCAGCATCTATGGAGACAGCATGGAGGTAATGGTTCTGTCTTTATAACTGTTTGCGAAGGAGAGATAGATTGCATGAGTGCTAGTCAGATACAAGGTAATAAGTTTCCCTGTGTATCTATACCTTCGGGTGTGCAGTCAGCAGCCAAGTACCTAGCAGCAAACTACAAATGGCTTGATAGTTTTTGTCGTATTGTTATCTGCTTTGACAATGATGAAGCAGGTAACAAAGCAGCAGAGAAATGTATGGAGGTATTGCCAAGAGGTAAGGTAGCTATAGCAAGACTAGATCGCAATGATATAAACGATCATCTTGTATTAGAAGAAGGTGAGCTTGTTAAAGATAGGTTATGGAAAGCTAGACCTGTAAGACCTGACTCTCTTATCAATGCAGCAGACGCTTGGGATTTGTTTACTAAAGAAACAAATAAACCTGTATCAGACTTTCCATTTCCAAAGTTGAACGAATACACAAAGGGTTTGTTTCCTAGTCAAATCTTTACAGTAGCTAGTGCTAGTGGTGCTGGTAAGTCCACGATATGCAGGGAACTATGCCACCACTTCTTAAAAAGAAACCTTAAGGTTGGTTACATTGGGTTAGAAGAATCAGTACAAAGAACTCTTCAAGGTCTTGTAGGTATTGACTTGAACATTCCTTTGCACTTAAATGAAGATGGCATAACTAAAGATGATCTGCGGATTGCGTTTGATAACCTCACATCAACACGCAATCTTTTTTTATACAACCATTTCGGAAGTCTTGAACCTGATGTATTACTAGAACAGATAAGATATTTAGCTACTGTTGATGGAGTAAAGGTAGTCATATTAGATCACATAAGCATAGTCTTGTCTGGCCTTGAACTAGATAATGAACGCAAAGCAATAGATATAATAATGACCAAGCTTAGAAGTTTAAGTGAAGCAACTGGCATAGCTATTGTATTGGTCAGCCATCTACGCAGACCACAAGGACAATCCCATGAGTCTGGCAGGGAGGTAGATACATCAGACTTGAGAGGTAGCCATAGTCTCCTTCAACTGTCTGATGTTGTACTGTCAGCTTCTAGAAATCAAACAGGAGATGCTAGTGAAAGGCAAAGACTACAGCTAAAAGTACTGAAGTCTAGACATACTGGCATGACAGGAGAAGTAGATAAATTATTGTACGACCAGAAGACAGGTCGGCTTGTTGTATATGAGGATTTTATTTAGCTATGACTTTACTTATTGATGCTGATTGGTTGATCTACAATTCTTGCTGTGCCTGTGAACAAGACACAAGATGGAATGATTGGGAGCATACTCTTCACTCTGATGAAAGAGACATACTCAATCTGATAGATAACAGACTAGATGTTTATAGAAGTATTGCTGACAGCAAGCACGACATAGTTATGTGCTTTACTTCTTACCCTACATTTCGACATGAGATATTCCCTGAGTACAAGATCAACAGGATAGGTAAACGTAAACCACTTGCACTTAAGAGTGTTATCAAAGAAGTAAAAGAAAGATATGAAACTGTAGCCTATGAAAACTTAGAAGGAGATGACGTACTAGGTTTGCTTGCTACCAATGGCAGATACAAAGACCCGATAATAGTTTCAGTAGATAAAGATATGAGAACACTACCATGCAAACTTATAGCTGATGATTCGATTGAACATATAACAAACAAGAAAGCAGATAGGCATTGGTTTGAGATGTCACTAGCTGGTGATGCTGGTGACGGAATACTAGGTATCAAAGGTATGGGTATGGTTACTGCTTCAAAGACTTTAGCTAGTACACCTGATACCAAAGAAGCACTATGGTCTAAGGTACAAGAGACATATACTAAAAAAGGTTATACGATTGCTGATGCTATCTTGAACGCAAGACTCACAAGGATACTTAGAGAAGGAGATTATGATTACAATACAGGTGAAGTAAAACTTTGGAACCCATAAAGAAAACCCCAAGAGGAACCACACCCTTGAGGTTTTCTTAGCGTTGCAACAAGGTAACCACTCCTTGCTATCTACAGACTAACATATAATATAGATATAGCTCTTTAATTTTTGTGTCTTTACCTGTAATTACTGACGAACTTATACAAGCTTTAGATGCTGTGTTTCCTAACAGACACCCAGACCTATCGCTATCAGATCGAGAAGTGTGGTATCGTGCAGGGCAGAGGTCTGTTGTTGACTATCTAATCGAACAACAACTAAGACAAAAAGAAACAATGTTAACTAACAGAGTATTGGAGAACTAACTATGTGTTTTGGTGGTGGTGGTGGCAGAATGTCTACACCTAAACGTGAGTTTCAAAACCGACCTGTTACTGTAACTGGTGAACAGACAGGAGTTGATAACCCTAAAGATACAGCTAAAGCAACAGAAGAACTAAAAATAAAAAGACAAAGAGAAGAAGGAACTTATGTAGACCCTAACCTTACAACTGCTGAAAAACTTACAACAAAAAGTGGTGGTAAAAATCTTACAAAACAACAACAACGAAACAGAGATGCAGCCAGAGATAGGGCAAAAACTTTGGCACGTGCTAGATTAAAAAGTAAATTTAAATCTAGTCCTACAGGTCGTAAGACAGGAGTTGCTTGATTATGTGTTTCGGAAGATCAAAGCCACCAAAACTACCAGATCCAGAACCAGTTGATTCAGCTATTGAAGAAACTGCTGATAAGGTTGTAGTGGGTGACAAAAGAAAAACACCTTCAAAGAGAAGAAAACAAATGGCTAGTCCTGTAACAAGAAGAAGGTTTGGTACACGATCTTTACAGATACCTTTACTTACTGGTACAACAGCATCAGGTAATTTGAATTACACAAATTAAATGGAATACTCCGCACAAGGTACAACCGCAGCAGGTAGGTATGAAGCACTTGTTAGTAGTCGGTCTGTCTATGACAGAGAAGCAAAAGAATCTTCAAAGCTAACCATACCTAGTTTGATACCAGAACAAACATCAGGTACTAGAGCTAGAATCAAAACACCTTTTCAAGCAACAGGTAGTAGAGGAGTTAACAGCTTATCAAACAAACTGTTGATGACTTTGTTACCTCCAAGCACAGCATTTTTTAAATTAGAAATAGATGATCTTGAAATAAAAAGACAAGGACAAGAAGCACTACAAAGTGAAATAGATAAAGGATTACGCACAATAGAAAATGCTTTAATGAATCAGATAGAAATATCTAACGATAGAGTTGCTATGTTTGAAGCACTCAAGCATCTTGTAGTATCAGGTAATGTCTTGTTATATCTAACAGATAAAGGATTGAAAGTATATCCACTATCTAAGTTTGTTTGTAAGCGTGATGAAGTTGGTAATGTTTTAGAAATACTTATAAAGGAAACAGTTAGCCCACAAGCTTTACCTCTTGAGTTCTTAGAACAGATTAAGAAGAAAGAAAACTATGACGCAGATATGATGAAGGGTGACTTAGACATTTATACATCTATCAAAAGAATGAATGATGATTTCTTTTGGTTTCAAGAATGTAAAGGAGAAAAGATACCAAACACAGATGGCAGATCAAAGGTAGATGTTACTCCTTTTATTCCTCTTAGATTTATTAGAGTTGATGGAGAAGATTACGGAAGAGGATATGTAGAAGAATACAGAGGAGATTTAATTAGTCTTGAGTCTTTGATGCAAGCAATAATTGAAGGTGCTGCTGCTAGTGCCAAAACTTTATTTTTGGTCAATCCTAATGGGGTCACAAGAGCAGCAACCATAAGTAAGGCTCCGAATGGAGCTATACGAGAAGGTACAGCAGCAGATATTTCTGTGATGCAGGTTGGTAAGAGTGCAGATT